ACAGGATATACTATTATAGGAAATAACTCTACAGGAGATACTGTTGAATGGGCATTGTTAAAAGGAACAGGTGTAACTCACGGAAGTGCAGGAAATTACACACTATCGCAAGTAGGTGCAAGTCAATCTGCAGGTGGTACTGCAAATATTCAATATAAATGGGAACAAACAGGATTATCTGTATCAGTTGCTAAAAATGATATATTAATGTTATTTTTTAGAAGGACAACAGATAATGATTCAAGTTATATGTATACTGAATTTACTTATAATATTTTAATAGAGGCTTCATAATGGCTATAAATAAATTTGAAAAAACAAACACAGAAAAACAAGAATTAGATTTAACTGAAGAAGGTAAACATTTAAAAGCTTTATATGAAAAAATAGATGAATCTCTTGATAAAACAAATGACCATATAAACAAAGTTGCTTCTATGCAATCAGAGATTAATACAGAAAAAAATAAAGATGGAATTACAACTGCACAAGCAAATGCTATTGTAGCAAATACTGCAAAAGTAGGAATGACTACAAAACAAGCAACACAATTAACTTTAGCAGTACAAAGTATGATTCAACTAACATCTGCTGTCAAAAAAACAACAGTTGCAATGCCTACTTTAACTTTAGTTGCAGGAACAAAAGCAGGAACTTATTCATTAAGATTAGCAGTTAGAATTTCAGTAAATGAAGGAAAAGCTCAAGTTAAATACATAGATTTACCATTAACATAATAGGATTGCTAAACCAAAACCGACTGGTTAGTCTGTAAAAAACGTAAGTCGCTATATTTAAGTAACTTACAGCTATAAAATAACTATTGCTTTTTAAAATAAAAATATATAATATATAAACATAAATTTAACAAAGGAACAATTATGGATTATGAAAAAAAGATAGACGATTTTACAAAGCAATTAAAACAAATTGAAAACGCTTACATTAAATGTCAAGCAATTATAGAGTTTTTAACTGTTGAAAAAGAAACAGAAGAAAAAACTAAAGCTAAGAAAACTAAATAGCTTGTTTTAATACAATAGTATGTGTAAATTATAGTTATGAAAACTGAGGAGATATATATATAATGGCAATTCTTGCAACATTAGGTGCAATGGCACCTACTATTCTTGGAGGATTACTTGGAGCAAGTACTCCTGGGTCAGAAGAAATAGATGAAAATAAAATAGCTGCAAGTCAGCAAAGAACTCAAGGTTTAATTGATGAGAATCTAGGCTTATCTAGGCAGTTAAGAGACCCTCAATCTGCTATTAATATGCAAATGAGAAATCTTTTAAATCAAAATGCAATGAATCAAGGCTCTCAAATAAGTAATCAAATGCAAAAATTAGGAAGTATGACAAATATGTCTCCAGGACAAATAGCAATGCAACAAAGAATAGGAATGAACTCTGCTATGGGTGGAGTTAATCAAAACTTTTTAAACGCTTTGCAAAAAAGATTTAGTCAAGGCACTGGAATAATGGGTCAAATGACAGGATTGCAACAAGGATTAGATGAAAATATGGGTAACGCTTATTTATCTAATTTGAATATGAGAAATCAAGACTCTCAAAATGCATTTAGTGGTTTATTACAAGGAGGAATGGCTGGTTTTAAAATTGGAGAAAGCGATGCTTTTTCAGATATTTTTAGTAATTTATTTAAATCTAAAACAGATACACAAGGAGATATTCAATAATGGCACTTAATTTTAATCAAATGGCAAGCATGGCTGGTGGAAATAGCGTAGGAAGCGTATTATCATCTGTAGCTGCAGGTCTTCCTAGTAGAGGCGAAAGGCTTTCTATGGATGTTCAAAATTCTATAAATACAAATTTAAAAAGCCTTGTTGATTTGTCTAACACAGATATAGATTCAGATAAGTTTAAAGATGCAGATTTTAACGTAAAAAGCGCATTTCAAGCTTGGAATGATTTGTCTAGTGGTTGGGGTAAAAGAGAAAGAATAGCTGCTGAAAGAGCAGGTATAAATCCTTTAAGCTTTAAAAAGCAGTATGATGGTTACCAAGCAATGATGATAAGAGAAATTGAAAATAACATTAAAAGTAATCAAAATATGACTAAATCTTCTGATAGCGATATGAGGTCTAAGTTTAGTAATATGCCAAATTTAGCTAATTATTTAAATAATAATAGTGTCGACCCTATAATTACAAGCATGATGACTCCTAAACGTACTGCATTAGACCAGCTTTCAGATTTTCGTGGTATGTTAATGCCTAAAGCAGATGATACCTTAGGAGAGTTAGCAACAAGTGTTCCTGGTATGCTAGCAGGATATGGTTTAGGAAAAGGGGCATATAATAAATTTAAAACAGGTTCATTTTTTGGAGGCGGAGCAGCATCTGGTAGTGCTGGAGCAGGAACTGGGGCAGGAGGAGCAGCTTCTCCTATTTTAGGTCCTGATGGTAAACCATTGCCAAAATCTTCTCAATCAAGCCTTAGAAAAGGAATAGCAAATTTATTTTCTAAAGCTAAAGGTAAAGCGCCATCTATGAAGTCAACTACATCTTTATTAACCAAGCATTTAGGAAAATCTCGTGGATTAGCAATGTTGGCTAGATTTGGCCCATACGGAGCACTTGCTGCTCTTATAGGAGGAGCAGGTTTAGCATTGTATAACAATAGAGATAATTATCAAACTGCTCAAGATGCAAGAGTATCTAACACTTATGGTGGTGAACCAGTTGATACGTCTGGTGCAGCAGGTATAGAAGCAGCTAGAGCAAAATTAGCACCATATCTTAAGTAAAGGCCTAAATGGCTCAACCACAACAAGTAGCTGAACAACAACAACAGCAACAACAATTTGCCCCTAGGTTTGATAAAAACCAAACTAGAGACTACATAAAGTTATATGGAAAATCTCCAAATAGATTTAATCCTCAGTTATTAGATTCAATTAGACAACATGCTCAGTATCATAATGTACCTTTTTATGAAGGTGACTTTTCTATTATGGAAGCTATTAAACATGCAGGTTCTGGGTTTATAGAAGGTTTTACTACTTTAAATCTTTATAAAGAACAACCAGATAATCAATGGGAAGCTATAGCCAAAAACATAGGTCACTTAGTTGGATTTGCCCCAGGTATAGTAGCTAGTCCTCTTAATAAACTTGGTATACTAACAGAGTCAAGTAAATTACTTGGTATAGCTGCAGCAATACCTAAAAGAGGTATACCTTTAGCTATGGCTGAAGATTTAGTAAAACCTCAAGCAAAGAAAATTGTAAAAAGCGTTATGGGAAAGAATCTTTTTGCTAAAAATCAAGCGTTAAATACAGCTACTGATTTTCTAAAGACAAATTTAGCTAAAGATGTTATGAGCGGAGCTTTTACATTAGGTACTGCTAGTGCTATATCTACTTGGCAACATGGAACAGATGCTATGATGGATAGCTTTTTTCATGGAGCAATTGCAGGTGGTGGTTTTAAAGTTATTGGTAATAAGATAAAATTAAAAGATGAAACAGCTACTACATTTGCAAGAGCGTTATCTGGTTCTTTATTTCTGGGACTACCTTCTACTATTAGAGGAGCTACGACTCCAGAACAAATATATGAATATTTATTAGGAGCTTACTTTGGCGGTAAAGAATTAAGCTGGGCTCAAACTAAAGCTAGAGAAATTCATTACAAAGAAAACATACCATTTGCTAGACAATCACAAAGCGGCAGATTAGATACAACTATGGACCCTACTTCTATGCCTTCTTGGAAAGGTTTGCCAAGAGAGGTTAAAAATGAACTTCTTATACTTGCAGAAAAAGAAACAGGATTAGCGAGAGGTCAAGACCCTAGGGAATTAGAATATGCTTTGAAAGAAGAGTTCTCAGAGTTTCAAGAAGCTTTAGATAAAAAAACAAATATTTCAAAAGGTACTAAAGATAACATAAAAAAAGAAATAAAAGAAGAAGTTAAAGAGCCTAAAATAGAAAATTTAAGTTATGCTGGTGTTGGTCAAGGTTCTAGAGAAGTTTTTAAAGCAAATATAGATGGAAAAATTCATTTTTTTTATAGAAGTTCTAGTGGAAGAGCAGGAGATTATAAAGGTAGGATAATGCCATTTGAAGGGTATGGAACTCATCCTACGCTTAAGCAAGATTGGATTATAAAAAGAATGGTAAAAAAAGTTGGAAGCTATGAAGAAGGTCTTTCTTTGTATCCTAAAAAAGTTGCCGAAGCTGCTAGAAAATTAGACAAAAAATTCCCAGAAGATAAAACTATAGCAAAAGGCGAATCGCCTACAAATCCATCCCCAAGAAAGCAATCACAGGTAGATGCTATGAAAGCTCTTGGATTTATAGGTGGTGGTAAAAAATTAAAACCAGGTGATTTTGGAGTTCATTCTAGATATGGAAAATTTAAACAATATAATGTTAATAAAGAATTAGGATTATCTAAAACAGGCGCTTCTTTAACTAAAAAGCAAACTATTAAATATTTAGATAATATGGTTTTAAAACCTGAAGTTGTTATAAAAAACCAAATACCCTCTGTTACTTGGAATAAAAATAAAAAAGGATATACTGTAGAAATAGATGGCGTTGAAGTAGGTTTTGTTAAACAAAAACCCTTAACTAAAGAACAAAAAAGATGGTATCAAAATTCTAAAGAAAAAGCGTTTGCAGAAGCTAAAAAATTAGGCAATGATAAAATGTCTAAAAAAACCAAAAAAATTAAAGTTGTTAAAAAACCTATAGTTAAAAATAAAGACAAATTTATATTAACATCTGGTAGTAGAGGATTTGACTCTATATTATCAGAAAAAGCAGCTGAAGAAGGCATTAATACCTTTCAAATAAAAATGCCTAACCAAAGAGGTGGTAAAGTTGGTAAGGGTGATGAAGTTATTATTACACCTAGAAACTTAGACAAACAAGACAAGTATGTTTCTAGTGCTATTCAAGATTACAACAGAAGAGCAGAAATATCAAGAAAAGCTGGAGCAGATGTAAGAGACTTTGACGTAAATTCTCTTAGATATGGAACTACTGGAAATGCTTATAAAGCTTTAAGAAGGGATGCATATAGGATGAGATTAGCAGACTCTATAGTTATAGCCGATGCTAAGGTAAACAGCTCTTTAGATGGTCTAGCTTTATTACAAAAAATAAATGGTCAATTAGCTATAAATACAGGTAAACCATTATATGTTATAAATAAAGAATTAGGAACTCTTAAGTGGAATCCAGCTAAAGAAAATCCACTTACAAAAGAATTTGGAACATTTGAGATAATAGACACAATACCCGAATTAGGCGATAAAATAGCCTTTATAACGCCAAACAATGTAAACAATAAGGTAATGAGCATTGCGCATAATATGATTGAAAAACAGTCATTTGCAGCGAATAACAAAGGTCAGAACATTGAAACTATAAAAAAAGAAAATAACCTTGATATTGATTTGTCTAATTTTGAAACTGGTTCTACTGTTGAATTTCAACTTAATTCAGATTTAAAAAACAGAATTATATATGGCTTATTAAATGATGCAAAATTTGTTAAAGATTTTCCAGAAAATATTGCTAGACAAAACAAGTTAAATGAAATATCTGAAATTGCTAGTTCTATATCTGAACAGTATATTAAAAAAAGCAAACAAGATTTAGAGATGAATGAACAGGGAATATTTGAAACTCGCTCTACTGATTTTATAAATGAAATTCAAGCAAAGTCAAAATATAAAACTCTTCCAGAAGAATTAAAAGGAAGTTTACGTCAATGGCTTGTTGCTAAAAAATATGGAAACCCTATTAGTGAAATTAATACTGATGGACAAATTGGTTCTATTCAATTATCATCTGATTTAGGTAAGAAAGGTCAAAACGCTCCTGAAAGTCCATTAGAAAAAGAATTTAATAGATACGGTAAAAAAGGAGACGACCCTGTACATACTTACTTGCAAAGAATTGATGGTATAGAGCTTACTAGGTATGAAAGCACTATGGCAAATAGACTTATTTCTGAAGCTGATGGTTTAGGTAATCTTAAATACGAAACATATGAGGCTGCTTTTAAAGAAGCAAATTTACGTAAAAGAAAAGCAATTATTAATACTGTAAAGGAAATGAAAGAAAAACACGATATGCATATTTGGGGAGGAGAGGGTGATAAAGATAAAATAGTATTTGTCAAATATCATCCAGATTTAAAGAAAGTTAAAATACCTCAAGATGTAAAAACTAAATTATCTGAAGAAACTAGTAGAGATGCATTAAAGTCTTTATATGAAACAACATTTGCAGATGAAATAAAAGGAATGCAATCAAACATTGCCTATCATGCTGCTATAAATAATATACCTCTATCAGAAGCTAGTTTATTTATTGGCAAAGATGGATATATTAATAATACTGTAAAGCTAAACAAAAGATTACCTGTTTTAATGAACACTGGTTGGAGAGGTGATAAAATGTTTATTAACAATACTAGAGAAGTAGGCAATCTTAAATTAAGCGAACAAGGTAATTATAAAGCTGTTATAGTTAGAGATTCTAATAAACTTGTTGAATTAGTAGGGGCTAAAAATGCTGAACTTTTACAATCTACTGACGGAGCTATATTAGGAGAAAACAAAACTATAAATGCTCAGCAAAGAGATAGAGGTGGAAACTATCAAGGACAAGAAAAATCTGTATTTTTTCAAGATGGTATTATAGCTAAATATATGTCTCATAAGGTTTTGCCTGATATGGCTAAAATGATGAGAGAGTTTAAAACAAACAATCCTAAGCTTGGAGATGGTATTAATTTTATAATATATGAAAGTTCTGCTAAGCAATTAGGTAAATATAAATCTGGTAATTATGAGATAAAAAATGGAAAATTAGAGTTAACAGAAGGCGCTGAAGTAATAGAAATAGACCCAGGTTCGTTTAGATATAATTATGGAGTATATGATTCTGTAAATAGTCTTGGAATAAAAAATGGTAAACATGTAGGTGTTCCTACTCCAAAACAATTAAACATAATGCCACATGAGCATATGTTAAAATCTGCTAATGCATCTGTTTTAAATAATTGGAAAAAAGATTTAGCCGAATCTGCTTTTAATGGACAAGAATCATCAAATAGAGAATTATCTAAAATTTTAAAAGAAAAAGCAACTATACCAGGTACTGAAGAAGCTTTTATAAAAGAACATTTTGATACTTTAGGAATAAGACAAATAGAAAAAGTATTAACTACTCCTGGAAACGAATCACTTGCTAATAAAATGATATTAGAAATGATAAATTCTTCAGCTAAATCTATTTCAAACCTTAGAATGGAAGCTGAATTAGGCAATTTAGAAGGACAAATGAATAACATTGCTGACTTTAGAACTGCTGCAGATAATATTATACAACATGCTGCTTCTTTAGGTGAAAATCAATTTCCTTTATATCACGGAAAATACACAAGAGGAGTTGTACAAGCTGCTATTAATAAATTTATAGCTGATAAAGTATTTAAACCTAAGTTAAAAAATTCATTAAAAGGTAGAATGAGACCTTATGACAAAGCTTTACAAGAAAAGTTTCCTCAGCTTAATGATGATAAATTATCTATGAAAATGCACGGGGTTCCTTCTCATGAATTATTAGTTTTAGGCAATTTATATAAAAAATTACCATTTTATGACTCTGTTAAAAGAAAAGAATCAACATTAGAAGATACATTAAAAGCATCTGAAATAGAAAAAAATCCAGTTAATAAAGCTAAATACGCAGAATTGCTAACAGGACTAACAGTTAGAGTTCCTCAAGATGCAGCATCTGGTGCTCAAGCGTTAAAATTGATAGGATTTAGCGGTATAAATGATTATGGTACACTTTTACATGGAAGAGCCATGGAAATGCTAGGAGGTGCTGATTTAGACGCTGATTCTGATTTTGTATTTTTTGGAGGTAGACATTCAGATGGAGCTGGTCAAGGTCTTAGACCTGAACATATAAAAATGTATAAAAGACAATCTGAAGAATTTATACATCCAGAAACAGGTAAATTTGTAGACGTTAAAGATATGTTTAAAAAAGATATAGTTTTAGATGTAGAAAAAATGATACAACAAGAAGCAGTAAAACCAGAAAATTCAAACTTAAATGAAGTTAAATTAAAAGATAGAATACAATTTTTATTCGATATGTCACAAAATGAAGCTAATTTAAATCCTTATATGCAATTTTCGCCATCAATTAGAGGTATGGTTGGTCAAAAAACTGCTGATTCTAGGCAGCTTATGCCTTCTGCTGTATCTTTGGTTCAAAATTCTAGAATAGCTTGGAGCTCAGTAGTTGGAAGCGGTGGTCAAGATGTTATGGAAACTGGTACTATGACTCACAAAAACGTAAACGGAAAACGTGTTAAATTGCCAAACCCTATTGCATATAGAATATTTAGAGAAGCTAAATCAAGTGAAGTTGACAAAAGAAAACAAATATGGTTATCTTCTGCTCTTGTTAGATATACAGCTGACCCTGCAAACGTTCTTGGATTAATAGATTATAGTGGAATGCAAAAATTATTAAATAAAGCTTATTATAGTAAAAAGAAATTTGAAGTAATGGAATTAAATACAGGTAAAACTGGATTTGAAGAAGGTGTAGTTCCTGATGCTCCTTTTTATAATAAATTAACATTAGGTATGAAAAGAAAATACACTCCAAATGTGTCCAAAGAAAGTAGATACGATTTAATATCTAATTTAAATAGTGCTTTTTTTGGTTGGGATTATAAAAACAATAGAAGTTGGAGTTTTGATGAAGTCCAAGGATTATTAAAAAACTTAAAACGTATTCCAGAAGAAGGAAAAACATCCTTACTTCCTCATATTGCTAATATGTTAAAACCTGTAGACACTAGAGTTACAACATTTGACAGATTAGATAAGGCTAAATTTGATAAATTAATTAATACTCATAATAAAGTAGTTGGTAATTTAGGAAATCAAAATAGATGGAGAAAACTATTAGATGCTACTACTTTAAAACAACCTACTATACAAAAACAAATAAATTTTGTTTATGCAAATCAATTAAATAATAGATGGAAAAGAGAACAGCTTTCTGAAAAATCTCCTAAATCTATTATAAACATGTTTCGTAAAGCTAAAATAGAAGACTATTGGCATGGCATTAAAGAAAAAGATACTCAACCAGAAGTGCTTGCAAAATTAGAAAATTCTTTGCGTACAGCTGAAGAATATCTTGACAATTCTGTAACAGAAAGTGCTTCTTTAAATGTTATACTTAAACAATATCAAAAATCTGTTAAAAACAATAAAAAAATACAAGCAGATGAAATGAGAAAAATACAAGATTTTACTGAATTTCTTAAAAATAATGATAGAAAAAAACAAAAACAAAGAAGCAGTGAAGAACCTATACATTTAACAGTAGATGAAAGTAACTTAACATATGGAAAATCAGAAGTTCCAGAAATTAATCAATTGATGTCTGCAATACAAAAAAGTAAACCTTCTAGTGTAAAAGCAAAACAACTAGATAAAACTAAAGGGACAGCTGTATTAGACCAAATTCAAACAGATATGTTAATAAGACAATTTAAAGAGTCTTTATCTTCAGATTACGCTAAAGATATGTTTGATTTTTATATGTTAGGTTCATTAAGAAGTAAACGTACTAATGAAAAACAACAAAAGTTTTTTAGATTACCTAAAAAAGATAGTTTAAAACAGCCAGGACTAAAAGCTTTATACAAACAAGGCGCTAGAGCAAATACTACATTAACTGCTTTTAACTCTAAAGAAATAGCTAGTAAAAATTTAATAGAATTTCTTAAAGAACAAGGAAGATTGTATACAAACCCTACTACAACAACGACAAATAAAAATATACCTCCTAAAGTAAAGAATCATGTTAAAAAGTACAAAGAAAGCAAAGTACTTAAGTCAATGGATTTTAACGAAAAAATAAAAGAAATAAAATTGTCTAATGCGGTTTCAGATATAAAAGAAAATTTAAAAGATTTAAGAAAAGGCAATGTGAATCAAGAGCAAAGAGAAGTAGTATCTGAGCTTGCAAATCTAATAAAAAACGATTCTAGTTTTGATATGAATAAATTTGACAAAACAATAGAAATGCTTTATTCTTATATAGACCCTATGGACCCTGTAATGAAACCTATTTCTCAGTTAAATTTAAAAGATTATAAAAACATAATAGCTACTTATAAACAATTGAAAGAAGGAAGTATGCACAAGCGTTGGGAGAAAAAACTTCCTTTATTAAAAAGATTATCTTTAAAAGCAAGAAATCAAATGCAATTTCCTTTAATGGTAAGTAATGAACAATTATCAGAAGCTGTAGTAAAAGTTCATAAAAAGAAATATCAAAAATCTTGGGATAAAGGAGAACCAAAAGAAGTAGATGTTTTATATCCAACTTCTCATGGCGAAATAATGCAAGGTCAAATACATAGAGTTTCGAGTATGCAAGAAGCTCATTCTAATAGGCTAGTAAATGATTTGACTAAAAAAGTAAGATTTTTAAGCCAATTGCCAGGCAATGAAGGAATTGACCTTCATAATATAGCTTTAGCTACAAGAGAAAGTAGAGTAAGCTATGAAACTCCTGAAATACAACAAATATATAAAGATAACCTTAAAAGAATTCAAGATGGTTTATCTTGGGATGTTTTAAAAAATAAAAAGTATGTTTTAGATTTAGGTGAAAAAACTAGAAAAACATACAATGGTAAAAAAATTGTTGAAATGGTAGAAAATATAATGGAAAATCATTATAATGGTATGGACCAACTTAATAGAGGAGTTTTCCAAACTATATCTAATGCAGAATATTCTAAAATACCTAAAAATGAAAAATATTTATGGGAAAAATCTGGTTCTAATAATTGGAAAAAACATCCTTTAGCAGAGTATACTCTTGGTTTTTATGATATGAACCCTGGGGGAACAACTTATAAAACTCATAGAATATTAAATATAAACAGATTTATGACTGATTTGTCTAAAGCTTATTATAAAGGTCCTGACAAAGCATTAGAGTTTGCTATTCATGCAGGTGCTGATGGTATGAGACAACTAATGAATTCTATGGCTATTGAATTAATGCCTATTACTCAATATGTAAAAAGAGTTTACAATCCAAAGACTAAAAAAACTACTGAAAAAACTATTAGTATATCTAAGTATAAAGAATTAAAAGATAAAAAAGGTTGGTTACCTGATAAAGACGTTAATATAAAAAAATTAGAAAAAGTTATTGTTCCTTTAACAGGCAAAAGAAAAGGATACGTTCCTCATTATTGGCCTGACAACAGTGGAATGAAGGAAACTTTAAATAAAGAATTAGCTGAAGTTTCTAAAAAATATAATGATTTACTTAAAAATGTAACAGCTGGAACAGTAAAAGGAAATAAAGAGTATGAAAACGGTCTTAATGATTATATTACTGAGTATAAATCATTAGTAAATAGATATAAATTTCAAACTGGAGATTATGAAATAGGTCAACAAGTTGATTTTCAAACTGCATTAGATGCAGCTATGTTTCCTGCTATGAAAGCTCAATTAGTTGCTTCAGAACAATCAAGATTAAATATTCAAAATTTACCTAGTATTACAAGTAGAGCTGGAAGTTCTAAAAAAAGAGAATACCATAAAACTAAATGGTTAATGGACCCAGCTATACATTCTATGTATATACAAAACACAACTAGAGACCTGTATGGGGGTTTGACAAATTTATTAACTAGGTGGACTTTGAACTCAATGAATAAAACTAATTATAAAAACATTGTAGAAAATCCTAGATGGTATAATAGTTCTACAAAAACAGCTAAAAAAGGTAAAGAAGCTGATTTTAACGAAGCTAAGGAAGTAGTTAAAAATTGGAATTATTTTTGGTCTGATTTTGTTAAACAAGCACAAGGTATGCCTACAGTAGTTTCTGAAGCTGCTTGGAATAACCCTGGTTTGCATCTTTCTACAACTCCAGCTGGTTGGTTTGCTGATAACATAGCAGCTAATAATGTTAATAAAATGGGAAAAGCATTAGGCTTAATTAAAGATGGTAAATTACCTAAAGAATTACAAGGGCTTGATAATTATGATGTTCAAAAGTTATCTAACATTGAGGCTAGATTTCAATTAGCTAGTTTAATGACTCATCCTAAAACTCCTATAAATAATGTGTTTGGTGGTAGTATGCATACTTGGCAATCTGTGGGAACTGATGCTATGAGAAAAGTATATAATTACGATTATTTGCAGACATTAAATCCTAAACTTAAAACAAAACAAGATGTTTTTAAATTTTTAGATGAACACGGTGTTCAATTAGAAATGGCTAAATCAGAATTAGGATTAGACAAAAGTATTCGTGCTCTTAAAAATCAAGATTTTGTTAATGAACTTGCTTCTAAAGCTACAGGTAACAAAGAAGTAACTAAAGAAGATTTGTCTTATTTAAAGAAAAAATACAAATTAACAGATAAAATAGTTGATATTGCTGGTAAATTTATGACTATTCCAGAAAGACATATAAGAAAAGATGCTTGGATGTCTCATTATATTAAAGCTTATGAAAGATTAGGTGGTGCAATTACAGACCCTAATAGCCCTATATTAATAGAAATAGCTAACAGGGGTGTAAAAGCTACTCAATTTTTGTATTCAGCTCCATTTAGACCTGGTTTTGCTCGTTCTGGTGTTGGTAAAGTAATGTCTCGTTTTCAATTATGGGCTTGGAATGCTGTAAGATTTAGAAATGATGTAAGAAAACAAGCTAAAAGATATGGTTATAAAGAAGGTAGTCCTGGAATGAATAAATTAAAAAGAATGATGACTGCTGATATTATGGTAATGGCTTTAGGTTCAGCATTTATGTATTCAATGTTTGAGCAAACTATACCAGCTCCTTATTCTTGGTTCCAAGATACAGCTGATTGGTTTTTTGGTGATGAAAAAACTAGAGAAAGAGCATTCTTTGGAACTTATCCTGGAGCATTAGCTCCGCTTCAAATGATAACTCCTCCTGTAGCAAGGTTTCCTATATCTATTGTAAGAGAACTTGCTGAAGATGATTATACTAAATTAGCTGATTATTATATGTGGACTATGTTTCCGTTTGGAAGAATGGGAAGAGATTTATTTCATCCTGAGCAAAACATATTTAAGAATCCAATGAGAATTCCTGAAAAAGTATTTGGCTTTCCAATGTCAGGAATAGCAAAAGAATCAAGCTCACAGCTCAATTCTGCTAGCCCTCCTACTCCTGGTAGTAGTTTTGATTTATTTTAATTATCTTTTATAGCTTTTTCTATAGCTACAAAAGGGTCATAAGTAAAATCATAATAACAATCCATATGAATAACAACTGATTCATCTTCATGAAAAGTACCGTCTTCACCTAAAAACCCTCTTGATGCTTTGTAAACAGGAGCACTATGTCCAATCAGCTCTCCACATTTTTTACATTTAATCATTTTTTATCTTTCTTAAGTATTCTACGTTTCTGCTTTGTTTGCTTTCATCTTCTACCATACCCCACAATAAGCAAAGATAAACAATCGCATCTGTTATTCGACCTCTAACATCTTCTCTTTGAGATTTATGACCGTTAACATACGAACTTATTCCATCTATATGCTTTAAAAGATAAACCATTAAAACTTTCTCTCTACTACACTCTATGTGGTCAGCAACTCTTTCAAAGTTAGCAAAAGCATTACTTGTCTTTCTTGCGTACTCCTTTTGACCCGCTTCCCTCATTTCCTGAATCTGGTTGAATATCTTTTGTATCAGGTTTTCCATCTTTTTTCTTGTCATCTTCCATCTCCTTAGCTTTCTTTTCTAAGTATTTATTAAAATCTTCTAACTTACCTTCCATTCTAATATACATACCTATTACATTATCAAGATTAGAAACAACATTTGCAATCTCATTAACTCTGTTGTTAATGTTGACAACTACATTTGCTATTTCTTTTATTGTTGGCTTTTTCTTAAAGTTTGCCATCTAAACTCCTTTCTTTCATTTTCTTTCGATAGTGTTTACTACCATAGCATTCTCTGTAAACGCATTTCCTACACATAGGCTCTAATATAGGCGGTTCCCAAGTATCCACAAATTGTGCATGTCTAAACCTGTAAACCGCCTGATTTTTATATGTGCCACAAACTGTGCACTTTTCTAGTTTATTCTCAGCCAGTAATTGAACAAGCCTCTGTTTCAATTTTTGCTTCTTTCTTTAGTTTGTTAGTGTATCTTTTCATAGCTTTATCAGCACTTTTTTTCCATTCAGATATTTTATATGCTTGGAAAGTTATTGGTTCTGAATCTGTTCTTATTATTTGTATTTCTCTTTCTTTTTTGTCAAAATAAAACTTAATACCTTCTAAAAGTCTTATACACATTAACGTGTCTTTACCCACTACATCTTCTATTATTTTTGAGATTTTTTCATAGTCATTTCTTTGCACAACTCTAACTCCCTTCTTAAAAAAGCAATCTCTTCGTTTGCTTTGTCTAATTGTACTTGGAGATGTCTACGTTTGTCATATTCTGTCTTCAATGCTATCTTCCTTTCCTATATTTCTTAGTTCAAATTCCTGATGATTCACAGGGAATCTACCAGTAGGTCCACCAGTTTTAAATACAGGGAATAAACCCCTGTTTCCGCACAAAAACAGAGGTTTATTTGATACCCATCTTCCTGGTTTTTCCTCGTTTAATACAGCTCCAGTATAATTCCTATTTCTTTTAAAAGATTCCATGAATCTCCTTAATAGGAATAAGTACTATTTCGCTTGTATCGTCATCTCCTCCTACCGTTAAAGTAGCTTTGCCTTCTTTGACAAGTTGTTTTACTCTCATTTTAAGTAATGCAACAGGAATTAATATAACGCCTTCCTTAACGCCTTTATATGATAGTATGTGCGCCCACCATTCAGCTTCTGTAACACTTAATCCGCTATATTTACCTCTGCTTCTTAACTCTATAACTATATTTCCAGTTCTCTTCCAGATGTCTCTTTCTGTTTTAACTTCTACTTTACCTAAAGACAATATATTAGCCAAGCTATACTCAGCTTCTTCTCCAAATTTTAAATCAATGTCAAATTTTGAAGTATATTCTTTCGTGAACTTTTCTTTTAGCCTTTCAGCCACTTGTTCCATTCTTGTAACCTCTTCTTTCTGTCTTTTGCTATTTGTTTAGTTTTTTCAGGGTCAACTTTTTTTTCCCCTTTTCTTAATTGATGTGTTTTAGTTCCCATTTTAGGAAACACACATTTACTTCTTTCCCATTTCATTAATTCTCCTTTTTTTATCAATTTTATCAATATTTTCATCTTTTATTAATTTTAAACATTGATTTTCTTTATCTATTATAATTCTAATAGGTTGATTTAATTTCCATTTCATCTTCTTCCATATATGAGGTGGAAGATTAACTTGATAGCTATTAGTAGTACTTGCTATGTTTGATGTAGACCTTACAAACCCTTTGTAATTTTTATTAGTATTATTTTTCATTATTGCTCCTTTAATTTTAAGGGATAAATATAATTGACATTACAAAGGCTTTCTAAACTATATGTTAAATAACCGTTATTGTAGCTGAACACCGCTACCGTGACATTTATCCCTTATTTTTAAAAATCTCTACTTGACATCTTTCTAAGAACATATTTTTTAAGTTCTATTTGTTGTCTGTCAAGCCATTTTAATAATCTTCTAAAGTTTCTATCTGTTAATGGACCTTTCCTAGTATTACATCTTCCACATATCATCTGTAAATTAGGAGGAGTTGAATTGCCACCCAAAGAAAGAGGTAAAATATGGTCACATACCATATTACTAACAACGAGTTTACTATGACAATAGCAACATTTTTTTCCATAAACTCTATATAAAAGTTCTCTAACTTCTTCAAGTGATATATTAAATTCGACCTCATATTCTTTACTCCTTCTTTTTAATGTTGACCTTAACGTAGATGATTTTTTCATTAATCTATGAAAAGTTCTTTTAGCAAAAGTTCCGTGATGTCTTTTTAACTTTTTACTAAATTTTTGTTCCCAGATAGTAAGCCTGTTAGGGGACTTTCGTCCCCTTTTTGGCTTGTAGTACCTCTTATTACTATGCTCTTCCAACTTCGCCATAAGTTTTTATCCTTACATCTTTTAATTTACCTAAACTTATTTTTATGTCAAATTTCCATAATCCAACAAACAAGTTTAATTCAGTTATATGAGCTCTTTTGCTCTTATAAATACCGAATCTTATTATAGTAAATAATATAAGGACAAATCTATCCTCTAGCCAAGCTATATTTATTAACCATCCCATTATACTCTCCTTAATCTAAACGATGGTGTCCATTCGACTTCAGTATCGAATAACTCTCCATCAGTGTTTTTAAATAACTTAACTGCTCTAGTAGCTGAATTTGATTGACCATTAAGACCAATCACTTTTCTAGACGCATTTTCTATTGCACCTGAACCTTTACCTGCATATAGGTCAAGCACTTCGTTTCGACTATATTCTCTGCTTACTTGAGATACTTGGATAACTATCATATCATTATTTACTGCCATACTAGACAGTCCGTGAGATATATATTTAATTTTTTCGTATTCACCTCTAACATTATGAGGTGTGTCTACTAAATCAATATAATCTACGATTACTAATGAAGGTTCTAACTCTCTAACTTTTTCGCCTATCTTATCTAAAGTAGGTGAAACAGTTTGAACCATTAAGTGTGACATTTCATCTTCGTGTTTCTTATATAGTTCTGCATAATTGTCGTTAGCTTCTTTCTTACTAACTCCTGACACTATTTGTAAATGTCTTCTATGCATATACCAAGATGAAAGTTCTAAACTCAAGAATAATGTTGGTATTTGCCAATCTTTAACAATTCTATTATTAACAAAGTCTACACCAAGTGCTAAGTTTTGAGCAAAAGTAGTCTTATTAGACCCTGTTGGTCCAAATATAGTTACTAACTCACCTGGATATATAACTGATTCTTTTTCTATTCCTAAAGCCCTACCTAGGTCTATAGTTTTACCGCTAAAATCAGTGTTTAATCTTTCGTGAAGCTCGCTTTGCATATCATTTGATGATTTGACATCTATCATATAGTCTTTTTTGTTAAAGAATATGCATTGTGTTTTACAATGTTCTACCATAACAGAATCTTGACAACCATACTTATAGTTTCTGTTATATACATTCTCTACCATTTCCATTATTTCTTTTTCTGGCATACTTTTGTTATTCCAATGAAGCATCATAACTTTAGCATAATGACTAGGAATGCCGTGTCTTTTAAAATGACTTACTATTCTTAGTGCTGTTATGTGTCTGTTTCCTTGCTTTGCTCCTTGATTTAACATTGATTGTACACAAGGTACTATTTTATTTGGTTCCGATATTTTATTAAATACTTGCACATCAGGAACTTCTTCTTTTACAGTATGCTCTAACTCTCCGTCACCTTGTAATCCTAAGTAATTATAATCTTTACGATTAACTTTAGCTAACTTTAGTATGTCAGCTGCATCTAGATTCATAACCTCATCTCTATACAAAGGTATTTTATATAAATTTGTTTTTTGGTTAATAGTATGCTGAACTCTGTAAATACCAGTTCGCATATATATGGATGAATCTAAATCAGGTATTAAACTTTTGAGTGTTTGTTTGACTATATAAGGCAAATCAACACCCGATTTAAAGTTAAATAACTTACCAGCTAAATCAATGTGATAACCAGAGCCAGAGAAGAAACATTGGAAACTATTTTCCGTAATGTCTGCATCCTCCAGCTCTAGAATAACACCTCTCAAGACATCTAAAGTTTTCTCATCTGAATTACCACTCTTGTCAATATCAATAGGTATTTTATCAATATATCTAACTCCAAAATAATTTTTTAATGTTTCATTATCTTCTACATACTTAAGTGCTTCATCATCATATAGATAAACACTTCTGTATAATGGTTTTTTATTAATAAAATTACCAAGGTCGTTTTTATTGATTAAATACCCTCTATTGCCAGGAGTACCTTTAGCTATCTCGACATACATTATAGATTACCTAAAGCACTCTGGTCCATAGTTGGTTGACTTGCAGTATCACCTTCTACAAACTCTTTTAAATATCCTTTAGATTTCATCCATTGAACATCATCTTCTAACTTAGCTTTGTTCTCTGTAGCATTTTTGTATACTTTAGATAAAACTCTAGTATATGCTTTGCCACCTGGAACTTTAGGCTGTTCTTTGTAGAAATAACCTAAGTAATTTAAATCAGGTGTATCTGTTCCGTTACCAACAACAAAATTATCATTAAGATATTTTTCTATATCTTTAATTTCTTCGCCATTAGCTGTTTCCCAACCACCATCTACGTTAATACCAGCATCACAACCTATTTGGTCAAAGAAATGATACAGTCTTGTTAAACCATTACCACCTGTAATCTTTCCACCTACTTTGTCGAAAGACCCTTTAATAGCCAATGGTCTGTCAAAATCACTTCCTTTTTGTTTAACTGATACTTCAATAAACAAATCAGCCCAATCAAACTCACCTGACCTGTTTTTGAATTCTAGTATTCCAAATTCACATATACCTGTGAAATTAGAATAACTACCGCTTTTCATCTCTGGTTTAAATATCGCCATTATTTACTCTCCTTTTTATATATATTATTCCATGTTAACTCTATCTCTTTGCCTCTCAAATGAGGACTTCTACTACCTGCTTCTAAGGCTTCATTAGCTTGAAATGATACCATTAACTTACCTTTTTCATCATCTCTGTAAACGTAACCTATAGCATCACAATCTGCCATTAACATGTTCTTTAACTTTCCTGTTAAATCCAAGCTTTCTGGCTCAACTATAGCTTTACTGTCTACAACAGCTCTAGCCCATTTCCTATGTCCGATTATTATCACATGAGGAAATATCTCTTTTAGTATGTTTACTGTATTAAGAACTTTTTCTCTAACCATAGCAAAACCTTTGCCAAATGCTAAGTCTTGTACAGCTGATACTTGTTCTTCTTCACATACTGCTTTTTCTGCCCATACAGCTATTTTGTCTATAGTATCTATTGCAGCATACTTAAACTCGTGGCCTTCTTTAGCCTCTTTTAATAACTTTATTAGGTCTTCTCTACTATTTACTGTTTCTACATATCCATCTATCATATTTGCACCACCTTCTGTATCAATTATTAAACAATCATCTAATTGACTTAAAGCAGTAGTTTTACCTACTTTTGGTGCTCCATATAATAGCATTGTTTTTGGATTCTGAGAGACAGCTTTCCTTTTGACTTTTTTTAACGCCATTTTTATTCTCCTATTTTAAAGTGAAATGGACTGGCTCTTTAGATTATTTCAGCCAGCCCATTATATTACAACATTTATTCTATCTAACCAAGGTATTTTTATCTATACACATTGTTGGAAAATGGAATGATAAAAACTCCTCAAATGGTTGAACAGTAACCAACTTTCTTACAGCATTAGCAATAAAACTACCAGACATATTACTACAATAGCTTGTCGCCTTCATATTACAAGGTTCTTCGCTACCTTCATCATCGCTGTACCATATTTCTTTATACTTTGCCAATGTAGGCCTTAGTATAACATATTGTTGATAATGTTCAGCTCCCATTCGACCATCTATAAGAGCTAGTGGCATACTTTCACGCCACCCCATTATTGCTTTGACTGCTTGTAATCTAGATTTCATACTATCAAAACCTAGAATAATTATATCATTACTATTCATATAGATATAATTGTCAAACAATTTATCGTCACACATTACCTCAGCTGAATCATTAATATCTAATATTTTAGATTTTAACATATCAACTTTTGCATGACCTACATCATACAATGTATATTGTGAAACACCTACATTTCCTGTATCAACTTTGTCATTATCATACAAACAGAAGTTTTCTGCACCCATTCTAACTAATTGGGTAGCTGCGGCACTACCTATAGCACCGCAACCTAGTATATGATAATTAAATTCATTTAAGTTGTCTACAAGACCTCTTGAACGCATATTAATAGCCATACATACCTCCCCATTTATGTTGAAAAGGGTCTAATGCTCTTTCCAACTCGTTTTTGATTTTATTGTTATCAAACTCAATAAGCTCATCTGGCATTTTAGTCATTAACAGATTTAAAACTTCTCCAGCTGGTTCTGTAAATGTTTTTACCTTAAATGGAAGCTTTCTTTCTTTTGCTTGTTTATTAAGTGTGACAATCTCTTTTTTGAAATCAACATACTTTATTGTTCCAGATACAAAATCATCTTGCAATGATTCTACAGCTTCTAGTAATAAAGCATAGTTATCTTCGTGTTTGTGTTTATCTTTTTGTTGATTCCATAAGTTAACTTGATTCATTTGCCAATTACGGTTAACCATAGTAACTTTATTATCACAAAGCTTTTCATACTGCTTTTCCATAGCTTTTGTAATATTTATTTTTGGTACTTCTCTTTCTATCGTAAGAGTAGTATCTACGTGTTGTTCTATAGGTAAACCGCTATTTTGCCAGAAGCTAACTCTAAACAGATATTCTTCTTTAAGATTAATAACTAAAGCAAGAGAATAACTTGTATTTTTCCAAGCTTCTATTTCATTAGTATCTGTTCCAGACCAGAATGCTCCCATTGTATGATGTGAATGCCACCATACAAATTTCATATTAGGATTATTATACTTCATACCATATTTCATCATGTATTCAGTAACAGCTTCACCATCAAGTTCTGTATTAGTAGCACTGTTTTCTTGTTTTAATATTTCTACATTGCTTATTAATATTCTACCATCTTCTTGCGGTATTGCTGTCATTAATCCTGATATTTCATTCTTGTCTTTTTCATAAGCTATTGTAGCCCATCCTTGAAGTTTATACCAGTCTTTTTCAGATATATAAAACATATCTTTTAAATCCATTTTATCCCCTTTCTGAGCTATAAGCCCACGTTTTAGTTAATTCCTCTATTGTTTTTGTTGTGTTAACTGAATCATTATTTGTCTTTTCTTTTTCAATCAATCTTTTATCTTCAAACCATTGTATTACACTATCTAAATAAAAGAAATCTTTGCATTCAATTTGATAATTAAACAAGAAATGATATAATCTATCAAAAATTGTATTATACATTAATTCTCTGTTAAATACATTTTCTGAATCAAAAGCAGACCAATAAGGAACAGTTAAACTAAAATAACTTCTTATATCTGAACATATTGGACTCATAGACTCTTCATTAACAATTTCCATTTTGTCAACTAAATCAGTGTAATATTCTGTCATTGTAAGAACTAGAGCTTGCAATTTAAATCCTTCTTCACTACTTAAAAGATTTATTATTGCTTTGTTTTTGATATAATGACTAGAAGTATCTCTAAATTGACATTTAATATCATCGTAAGATTTTACAATAAATTCAGCTTTATCTTCTTGATTTAAATCTAGATTATTAGCAAATTTATTTAAAACTCTTTCTGTATGATGCAATACTGCACTTTTTGATTGACATGCAACATATTCTTTGCTAAATGATTCTGGCATACCAATATGTGACATATGCGGCTGATGATACGGATTTGAATGTTTAATATTATAATATTGAGCCCATTGCAATAAAACAAATGCTGCATTTATTACATCATTATTTTTCAAAGCTTTGTTAACATCTTCAAAATATTTATCAAGACATACACTACCATAATCATATCCTCTAACTGCTATATATGGATGATTTAGTTTTAACATTGAATCAGTTGTACCACAAGAACTAAAATTAACATTATTTGTTCCTAACTTTCTTCTAAGTTCAATATAAAATATTAAATGCAATTGAGGTAATTCTATTTCTTGAATTAATTTTTCACCATCAAATACACTTAACACTAATTCACTCATTTTAATATCATAGTACAGTTTAGGATTTCTGTTTGTTATTTTGTCAAAATAAGGTGTTATTGAAACTCTTTTCCCAGTTGCTTCATAAACTGCGTTACATTGTTTGATTATAGATTCTGTAAATGTTTTTACTTTTTCTTTAAATACATCAACATCAACATCTTTAGAAACACCTAATCTTTTAAGTCTATGTCTTTCAAATTCCATATCTGATACTATTCTTTGTATGTAATTAACATAATTAACTCTATCAACAGTTCTGTTTACTAAATTATCTAAACCATTTGTTTTCTTATGTAAATAAAGTCTTTTATACAATAATTTCTTCATTTTATCATAAGTTTTTGGTTTCCAGTTCCATTTATTTGTTACATCAATAGTAAAACCAGTATTAGATTCTAAAGTTCTATTAACATAATCTAGCTTTTCATAAAATAAATCTTGAGGTCCAGTAGCCAAATTGTTTATTTCTTCTTGATTTAAGAAATTAAGTTCTGATATACTTTTAACTGTTACATCACAATTTCCATTAAAATATTTAATCTCTTTGTCTTCCATTATATTCTCCTTTATTTAATCTCTGTTTAATTAAATGCGATAGACCCGCTAGATGTGTTTATAATAGCTAAAAGCATATCTACCGCATTTAAAGTTAATTAAGCGTAATTATTACGCTTGTCCGCCTACTTTATTGTTACTTGCATAAGCAACAACTTCACCTTCTGTTAGTTCATAGTCGTTATTTCTAACTGTGCCTTGAACCATTACTTTAGCATCACTAGGAATGCTTAGTTCATTTCTTAAATCACCTACTGTTTCAGATGATATGTCTTGTGAAACGAACTCACCGTTTAATAATAACTTGATAGTCATTTTAAACCCCTTTCTGTTTTATTTATTAACGTTAACTTCTTCTGCAAAATATGTTGTAAACAATCCTTCATTCCAATGGAAGATATACCCTGCTCCATATTCTGCTCTCATTTTTCTGAAAGTCTCTTTAAAAGTTGAGCTACTTTCAAAACCTTCTATAAACCTATATTGCTCTTCATATAAATTATAAAAAGCTGTAGTATCACTAGGTTTAGATTCTAATTCTATAAGTCTATTCATCATAGAATTAACAGTTCTGTTTAATACTTTGACATCTGGTTGTATGTCACCTATTTTTGATGTGTGAACTGTTATCCATATTGTTAACATTGCTAACACTGCGAATATTCTTTGATTTACTTTTCTTTGCATTATTTCTCCTTAACTTTATATTATTTTGTATCATTACATCTACTACGCTTAGTAGATAGTCATTGTACTCATCCATCTTAACCGCCTTTCTAAATTATAAGCAAGTGCTAAACACGGACTAAATATGAAAAAAAAATCCGCTGTGGCTTCACAGTTACACAACACTTGCTTAATTTTACTAGTTTAATTCTCTAGTTTTACTTTCTATATACCTAGTATCTGTTGTAGTCATATACTCTATAACTTGGTATTTATTATCTTTCCACCAATTAGCAAATGCTATATAATCTTGGTCAGAAAACACATCTATCACTTCTTGTTTCCCGCTTTCTTTATAAGTAAATACTAATCTGCTTTGACTAAAATTAACAGATGCTAATTCATTTAGTTTAATATTATGGTAATGAACATCATCACCACTAAACTCTACCATTATCATTAATACTCCATAAAACATTTCTATTATCATTTTGTCTCCTTGTTTTTACAATTACATTCTTTAATGTAGTGATATTCGCACTTTTTACAGTGTTTCCATTCACTCATCCATTGTTTAATAACTTCGCCTATAGTTGCCATTTAATCTCCTTTATTTATTATTTAATATATAAACCTACACTTTTTCCTCGATATACAGCGACTTCTGGTTTTTACACCTCTGTACCTGGTATATCTCCCCCCATTCTATAATTAATAGAACCCTCAGTTTATATATAAACATACTTGCATAATGAGCGTCTAGACCTATCTCTCTTCTGCCGTGGTATGTAAGCAAGTTTATTAATTCTTTGGGGGAATCAGACTATTGCCTTATCCCCCTAGTATATTATAGTTATTTCTACAGTTGAAACCTCACTTTCTCATTTTTAATTTTACATTTTCTGCTTTTAATTTAATCATTTCACTTTTAACAGTATTAAGCATAAGTCCTATTTCATCAATTGAATCTTTGTTTTTTATTAATTTATCACATATTTTATCCATTCTTTTTAAAACAAATGCATCTATTTCATCTTTATTCATTAGTTTCCTACCTTTCGTTTTTGTTTATAAATCTTTAAAAATGTAAAAGCCTATCTATGAATATTCCTTCGCTAGTCGCACCTCGGATGTTGCTAATCACAGATAGGCTAATACGCATACAAAACTGCTGTATGTATTACTTAATATAAAAAGAGTGGTTACATACATAATAGCATATAACCACT